CATAGGTTTGAGCAAAATCCCGCGTATTGTGGACATGTGCAGCAAGCGGCTTCAACTACAGGAAAAACTTGCAGAGGATATTGCGCAATGCATCATGCTGGCAACAGGCAGTAATGACGTGTTTGTCAACATAGTAGGCGATCACGCATGTGTAAGCGCACGCGGCTCCAAAAACGAAGGGGTGACAGACGTAACATGCCTAAAAGGTCGTTTTTTGACAGATGGAAAGCTGCGCGACGAAATAGAGCGCAAGAGAGCGTAATATTCGACAAATATGCGCTGTTCGGGAAAGCGTTGGAAGCAGAACAGAACAACGCAAGCGTGTTCGCAAACTACATAGACAGGATTTGCGCACTGGGATTGAGAAACGAATACGATATGTGGTGCCAGCTTGTAAGGGAGTGATTCAAGATTGCGAGGAAAGGAAAGTATCAAGAGTGGATAACAGAAGACGGCAGGAATCAATTGGAGGATTGGGCGCGGCGCGGTTTAAGCGATAAACAGATCGCACAGAACATCGGAATTTCGCAGCAAACCTTCTACGACTGGTCAAAGCGGTTTCCTGAATTTTCAGAGGCAATAAAAAAGGGCAAGGCTCCGGTGGATTTCCAAGTAGAAAACGCATTGTTGAAACGTGCGCTCGGATATGAATATACGGAGACAAGAATCAGGCGACAGATAACCGGATACCAAACGATTGACGGAAAGCGCGTGCCTATATACAGTGACCGCACATACGAAGAAGCTACAAAGAAGTATGTGCCCGGTGATGTACTCGCACAAATCTATTGGCTGAAAAATCGGCGGCCTGATATATGGCGGGACAAGCCAGAGACAACCGATACGACTGCGCTTGATAAACTGGATGCGATACTGAATGCAAGGATTGAAGAATCAGTTAACGCCGAAACAGTATGAGTATATCCGAAACGCAACGCACCGATGGAACGTGAAAGAGGGTGCGGTGCGTTCGGGCAAGTCATACGTTGATATTGACACGATCATCCCGATGCGCATACGGCAACGCTCCGGGAAGTCGGGTCTGAATATCATTCTGGGCGTCAGCAAGGAGACAATCGAGCGCAATATATTGCAGCCAATGCGAGAGCGGTACACCGACGCGCTGGTAGGTACGATCAACAACCGAAATATCGCGCAGATATGCGGGGAGCCGGTCTATTGTCTGGGCGCGGAGAAGGTGTCGCAGGTCGCGAAAATACAGGGTTCTTCCATAAAGTACGCATACGGCGACGAGGTGGCGAAGTGGAACCGGCAGGTCTTTGAGATGCTGCAATCGCGCCTTGATAAGTCATACAGTTGCTTTGATGGCGCGTTCAACCCTGAAAGCCCACAGCATTGGTTAAAGGCGTTTCTTGACCGAGACGACATCGACATATATCGGCAGCATTACACGCTGTTTGACAACCCAACGCTGCCGCCGGAGTTTGTGGACAACATCTGCCGAGAGTACAGAGGGACGGTCTACTATGACCGGCTTGTGCTGGGCGAGTGGGCGCTGGCAGAGGGATTAATATATTCCATGTATCAGGACGCCATAGGCGAGCTCCCGAAAGGACAGCCGACGGAACGCTGTATATCGCTGGACTACGGCACGCGCAACGCTTTCGCTGCGCTGCTGTGGGAGAAAATCGGCGGCGTGTGGTGGGCGACAAGGGAATACTACTACAGCGGGCGCACCGAAGGCAAGGACAAGACGGACGCTGAATACGGCGATGATCTGGACAAGTGGAGAGCAGATATACCCGGGCGGCTGATAGTCATTATTGACCCGTCGGCGGCTTCTTTTATTGAGTTGTTGCGACGCAAGAGTGATAAATACAAGGTGTTGAAAGCGGACAACGCCGTTTCGGACGGCATACGTGAGACGGCAACGGCATTGCATACAGGTCGGATAAAGGTATCAGCAGCACTGAAACACTGGCGCGATGAAGCCAGCGGATATGTGTGGGACGACAAGGCAAGCAGTGACAGCCCGGTAAAGGAAAACGACCATCTGATGGATGCCACGCGGTATTTCGTGAAAACGAAGCGGGTCGCGGCTGTGCGAGCCGGGTATGTGGCTTTTGGAGGGTGAGCAGTGAAAACATATCAGGATTTTGTGGCGGCGAAGGACGCGGGCAAGCTGCTGACGTTCATTCGGGACGTCATACAGGAGCACCGCGACAGCGACGCCTACAAGACCGCCGTGGATGCGGACGAGTACGACGCGCAGCGCAACGTGACCATCAACGGCGTGGTCAAGAGTCTGTACAACATCAGCAGTAACATCGACAAGGAAACCGGCGTTGAGCGTATGGGTGTGCGGCAGAAAACGGATACCACGGCCAGCAATCACCACATTGCCAGCAACTTCTTCCACCGTCTGAATACAGACCGGGCGGCGTACAGCCTTGGCAACGGCGTGACCTTTGCAGAACCGAAAGACAATGGATACGGTTTGACTGAGGAAGAACGCAGAAAACTGGATATGTACAACCGTACAGGCGGCGTTGTAGGCGCGAGAGCTGCGCATGACATCAAATCGAAATTGGGGCCGATGTTTGACACGGACCTGTTCAACGCGGGAAAGCTGGCGTTGAAGCATGGCGTGACGTTCTGCTTCTGGAATGTGGACAGGATGCACGTTTTCCCGCTGACACAGTTTGTGCCGCTGCTGGATGAATCAGACGGCAGTCTGCGGGCGGGCATAAGGTTCTGGTCGCTGGACTGGAATACAAAGCCCGTATACGCCATCCTGTACGAGGAGGACGGCTATACCAAGTACCGCACCCGCGACGGCATGAAGGGTCTTGTGCTTGGCGAGACGGAAGAGAAACGCGCCTATATGCAGCAGGTAGCCCACACGGAGGCGGGCGGCGATGAGATCATCAGCGAGGGCAACTACAGCGCGTTGCCTATCGTGCCGCTGTACGGCAATGAGTTTCACCAGTCAACCCTTGTGGGTATGCGGGCAAGCATTGACGCCTATGACCTCATTCAGAGTGGCTTCGCCAACGACGTTGAGGACTGCGCCCAAATCTACTGGTTGCTGGGGAACGCTATGGGGATGGACGACAACGACATCCAGCACTTCATGGACCGGCTGCGGTTCAGCCACGCGGCGGCGTTCGACAGCGACAACAGCACGGTAACGCCGTACACGCAGGAGGTTCCCTACAACAGCCGCGAGGCGTTCCTGGCGCGTATCGAGCAGAGCATCTACCGGGACTTCGGCGCGTTCAATCCTGCTGACGTTTCGGCGGGCAACGTGACGGCGACGCAGATTCGGGCGGCGTATCAGGCGCAGGATATCGAAGCGGACGCATTTGAGTATCAGATCATCGAGTGCGTGCAGAAGATATTGGCGCTGCAGGGGCTTGAAGGGACGCCGCAGTTCAGCCGCAACCGCATTGCCAACCAGCAGGAGGAGGTCAACATGGTGGTGTCGGAGGCCGAATGGCTGGACGATGAAACCGTGCTTGACCTGCTGCCGAATATCACACCCGACATGAAAGAGGCCATTATGAAGCGAAAAGACGTGCAGGACGCCCAGCGGCTACAGAGTGACGCCGAGTTGGAAGCCCGCGTTCGGGATATAGTCGAGGACATCCTGAAGAACCGGCAAGAAACCGGGGCCGTTGAGCAGGACAATAACGGCGGCTACAGGTACGTCGAGTAACGGAGGCACACCATGACAGACTACGGCACGCGCCAGACTGACCTCGCTGTGAGACGCACAGAATGGCGCTTGTCGCGGGTTTACCGCCAAGCCCAACGGGACATCGACGAAAAGCTGAAAGACTGGCAGAAGCGCCACGAAGAGCGCGAGAAGCGGTACAGGCAGCAGCTTGCCGACGGCAAGATCACGCAGGCCGACTTTGACGCATGGATGCGGGGCCAGGTGTTTCAGGACAAGCAATGGCAGGCGCGAAAAGCTGAAATTGACCGAATACTGCTGAATGCTGACCGTGAGGCCCAGCGCATCATCAACGAGGGCAAGATCGGCGTGTTTGCGGACAATGCAAACTACATCGGCTATGATTTGGAGCACAACGGCAACGTCAACACGGGCTTCACGCTGTATGACCAGAACACGGTCGGGCGGCTGATAAAGAGTGACCCGCAAATCCTGCCCAAGCCCGCGCCGGGAGTGCAGAAAGACAAGGCGTATACGTATTATAACAAGCTGATGAACAGCGCCATCACACAGGGCATTGTTCAGGGCGAGACCATCCCGCAGATTGCCAAGCGCATCGTGAATACGACGGGAGAGCGCAGCTATAGCAGCGCTGTGAGGAACGCCAGAACGGCATACACAGGCGCACAGAACGCGGGGCGCATGGAGGGGCTGCATCAGGCGCAGCGGCTGGGCATCAACGTCAAAAAGCAGTGGATGGCGACGCTGGACAACAGGACCCGCGACACACACGCAGAGCTTGACGGGCAAATCCGGGACGTGGATGAGCCGTTCGAGGTGGACGGCATGGAGATCGACTACCCCGGCGACCCGACGGCTGACCCGAGCCTGGTTTATAACTGCTTTGTTGGTAATACAGAAATAGCTACGGACAGTGATATCATCCGTAGCTACAGGCATGATTACAGCGGCGAGTTAGTCGAAGTCGAAACTGCCAGTGGCGTACACTTCGCCTGTACTCCGAACCACCCAATACTGACAAGTTGCGGGTGGGTTCCTGCGGCACTCCTCAACAATGGAGATGACCTTCTGGTAGCAAACATCGGGAACGGATGTAGCCTTCGCCGGAATGGCAACATAGAGCATATTCATACCCGCATGGAGACACTCTACAATGCGTTTCACCGTATGGGGCTTATGGATAGGGATACCGCCTTGCGTGTCAATTTCCACGGCGATGTTCCCACAACAGATGTCGAGGTTATAACTAAGAAATGGAAGCTGAGGGGTAACAGGAATCCCGGCTGCGCTGATAGCATCGATGAATTCCTGCTCAAAAACTCCGATGAAACGTTTATGAGCGAGTGCGCGCTTGTGCAGCATTTCGGGGGTATTCGGTTTTCCGCGCTTCGCATTATGAGCAGCTTCGGCAAGGCGCTTTCGTTCCTCAGGAGGGGTTTGCGCCATGCGGTTGTACATGGATTCGGAGCGATTTCTGGGAGTAATGCCGCTGTTCTTCAGGCGCAAGCCGATGACGTGACGGGCGACGTGCAACTCCTCTGCAAGTGCCTTAACGGATTTACCGGCAAGGTATTCGTTGACAATATAGTCAACATCAAGATTTCGACGGTAAGCCATATTCCTGTTTATAACCTCCAAACTGGCACCGGCCATTATTTTGTTACTGATATTATACCACAAAATAATGCAAAGTGCAATGGCAATTTTGCTATAGCTCATAACTGCCGCTGTACGCTGGTGTATGTCTACCCCGATTACCCGTCCGATATGCAGCGCCGGGACAATGAGACCGGCGAGATCGTGGAGGATATGACGTATCGGGAGTGGGAGGCGATGAAGAAGGGCGAGGGCGAAGAATCAACGCCTGAAACAGAGGCAAAAGCCCAACCCGACGACGAATTGGAGCGCTTCGGTTCTGCATTGCAAGGCGCGTCCAATGCTGCCGAATTTTGGATGAACATGGACGCCGACCAGATGGACGCTTTCAATGCGTCGGGTGAAAACATATACGATTTTTACAATCGGCTACATGATAAGGCATCA